GGACCGGAGCTTTTTGTCCCTGGCGCATCTGGGTCAATTGTTCGCAACCAAGATCTTGGTAATAGCGGTGGCTCAGAAATTGTGATCAACCAAATCTTACAAATCACGACTGGAGTGCAATCGACTGTGAGAGCTGAGATTGCGACACTTATGCCTCAAATCGCAGCCATAACAAAATCCGCTGTCGCTGATGCAAGAGCGAGAGGCGGTTCCTTCTCTGCCGCGATGAGGTAAAAAATGGCAATAACTTATCCGGTCACTTTCCCAACGACTCCAGGCATTGCAAGACTACGCATCACGCCTCGATCTGTTGTTTCCATGTCACAGTCTCCTTTTACTGGACAGCAGCAGGTTTACAAGCATCAGGGCCAATGGTGGGAAGCTGAAGTAACTTTGCCTGCGATGACAAGGGCTGAGGCTGAATCAATAGTTGCATTTCTACTATCTTTGGATGGGAGCTATGGAACATTCACGATGGGAGACCCGATCGGCACAAGTCCTAGGGGTATTGGTACAGGTACACCATTGGTCAAGGGTGCTGCTCAGACGGGTCAAGATTTGCTTACGGATGGTTGGACGGCGAATCAAACGGGCATTTTGAAAGCTGGTGATTGGATTCAACTCGGCACAGGGTCAAGTACAAAACTTTACAAAGTCCTTGTTGATACCAATTCGAATGCTTCTGGAGAGGCAACTTTGACACTTTTCCCAAAGCTAAGAAGCTCTCCGAGTGACAATCAGGCTATCTATGTGAACAACACAAAGGGTCTGTGGAGGCTTGCTGCTAAAGAAATGCCTTATGAGGTTAATGAGGCTTCTATCTATGGAATTACTTTCGCTTGTATTGAGGCTTTATGAGTCGAGATCTTACCGCGGGAGCACTTTCTGAGATTGGAGCAACAGAGCTTCAGCCGATCCTACTTTTTGAAGCTGAATTTAGTTCAGGCACAACTTATGTTTGGAATGGCATTGGCGATCTAAGTTGGAATTCGCAAACATGGACAGGTGTTGGATCATTTCTGCAATTCTCGGAGATTGAAGAGACAACCGAAGTTAAAGCAGCTGGAGCAAGTGTAAGTCTCTCAGGCATACCAGCATCGCTTGTCACGATAGCTTTAGACGATGTTAGACAAAATAAGCCTGGAAAGCTCTATCTTGCTTTTTTGTCGAATAATCAGGTTGTCGCCGATCCTTACTTGGTTTTCAGTGGTCGACTCGATGTTGTGCATATTGATGAGTCTGCTGAAACATCAACAATAACGCTTCAGTACGAGTCAAGGCTCATTGATCTAACAAGGCCACGAGTTTTTCGATATACGCCGGAGGATCAAAACCGAGAATTCTCAGGAGATCTTGGTATGCAGTATGTTCCGAGCCTGCAAGACAAAAAAGTAAACTGGGGTCGAGCTGGTGATGCCGTTCCTTCACTATCGTCTGTTGTTTCGGACATTGCACAGTCATGATTGAGATTTTTTTAGCTATTGCAAGCATGGCCGCCGGCGAAGCTGCTGCGTCTTATTTGATGGTAAGCGGATGGCAAGCTGCGGCAGTTCGATTCGCGGTTGCACTTGCGATCTCAACAGCATCTAAAAACTTAATTACTCGAAAGTCTTTTCAAAGCGAAGCTGAAGGAAGGATAGTCACGACAAAAGAACCTTTGTCAGCAGCGAAAGTGATTTATGGTCGTGTACGTGTTGGCGGCACGATTGTTTTCATGGAGACGACCAGCTCTAGCAATGAATACTTGCACATAATTATTGTGCTTGCAGGGCATGAGGTGTATGCAATCGATGACATCTATTTCGATGACGAACTGGTCAATTTAGACGGATCTGGCAATGCAACCGGCACTTATGCAAACTATGCTCGGATTGAAAAAGGGCTTGGTACTGATAATCAAACTGCTTTTGCCAATTTAGTAAGCGAATCGGGTGGCCTTTGGACTGGCAATCATCGACTAAGAGGACGGGCATGTCTTTATGTGAGACTAAAGTATAGTCAAGACAAATTTCCAAACGGAATCCCAAATATCACTGCGATCGTTCGAGGTAAGAAAGTTTATGACCCTCGATCAGCGACAACAACTTACAGTACAAATCCAGCACTTATCATCGCAGATTATTTGACTAACACCAGATATGGACTTGCTGCGAGTTTTGCTGACGAGATTGACCAAACAGCACTTGCTGCGGCTGCAAATATTTGCGACGAAAATGTTGATCTTAAAGCTGGCGGCACAGAAGATCGATATACCGCAAATGGAAGCTTTGATACGACCGAGATCCCAGAGAAAATTTTGGCTGAACTTTGCAGCTCAATGGCTGGTTATGTCACTTATGTCGGTGGCAAATGGGTAATCCTGGCTGGAGCTTATCGGTCACCGAGCATATCGCTTGACGAAAGTGATCTCAGATCTGGTTTCAAAGTTCAGACGCTCTTGTCGAGACGTGATCAATTTAATTCGGTCAAAGGAGTGTTCAGTTCGCCAGATAACCTTTGGCAACCGACTGATTTTCCTTCCTTTACCTCTAATACTTTCGTTGTGCAAGACGATAACGAGGTCGTTTATCGAGACATCAGTTTGCCTTTCACGACTTCTGCTGCAACAGCTCAACGACTTTCAAAGATTGAACTTTATAAGGCAAGAGAACAATTAAGCCTGACTTTGCCATGCAAGCTCAGTGCTTACTCAGTTCAGGTCGGCGATGTTGTGCAAGTCACAAATACTAGGCTTGGATGGTCAGCAAAAGATTTTGAAGTTGTTGGGACAAAGATCTCCTTTGATATTGAAACTGGTTTTGGTGTCGATCTTGATCTTAGAGAAACCAATAGCGCACTTTGGACCTGGGACGAAACCAACGAAGAGATCGAATACGTACCTGCTCCAAACACTAACTTACCAAATCCAATTTCGGTGCCTGCTCCGACTGGATTGACGCTCACCGAGACTAAGGCTGTTGCAAACGATGGATCATTAGTCAACGCAATCAGAGTCAGTTGGACGGCACCCTCCGATGTATTCATTAAATTTTATGAAGTCCAATACATCAGGACTGGTGGGTCTGTCGACTATGGGCTTGTTAGTCAGACGGCAACATCAACAGATAATTGGGGATCAATAAGTTCGTCTGCAACCGCAAGTTTTAACTGGGGATCTGTTGCTGATGCAATCATCAGCGGAGAACCAGAATACAACGCTGGAAACACCTCAACGACACAGTTGACAATCGCTCCGATCATTCAATCGGTCACCTATACAGTTAGAGTCAGATCCGTTAGCCAATTAGATGTTCGATCAGCCTTTGTAACCTCGACGATCACAACTTCTGGTGATACGGTTGCACCAGGAGCACCTGCAAATGTCATTGCGACTGGGGGCCTAAGAAGCATCACTGTCAGTTGGGAAAATCCAAGCGACACAGATCTTGATCTCATTGAGATTTACAGAAACACAACGAATAACTCTTCTACGTCTGTCAAAGTTGGAAGTGTCAGAGGATCTAGTTTTATTGATTCGCCATTAGGTTCATCTGTCACCTACTATTACTTTTTGAAAGCTCTTGATCGATCTGGCAATCGGTCTGTTTTTAGTACAGGAGCATCAGGGACTAGCAGCGAGATCGTGGAGGACGATTTTTCAACTGCTGTCATGAATCTTTTTGCTGAAGCTGGAGCCTATGGCATCGAGCCAGTTTCATCACTTCCTGCCTCTGGTGATTTTGTTGGTCAAATCAAGTTCGACACAACTGCTGTTGCTTTGTATCGCTGGACAGGCACAGCATGGACCGATGACATTTTCAGTATTGAGAGCGGATCTGTCACCGCTGCTAGTTTTGCTGCTGGCATCGAGCCTATATCGGTTGTGACGACATTGCCGTCCGCGTCAGGTTACACAGGTCCAAAGGTTGTTTTTGTAACTAGCGACGGGAAGCTATATCGTTATGTCAGTGGAGCATGGACAACCGCTGTTCTTGCCAGTGATTTATCAGGATCTCTTGCAAGCAGCAATTTCCCATCTGGGCTAAGACCTGTCGAAGTTGTTTCAAGCCTTCCGTCTGCTGACAATTTTGCCGGTCGAATAGCGTTTCTTACAACCGATGCAAAACTTTACAGGCACGATGGTTCAAATTGGGTTGCTTCTGTCAGTACCAGCGATTTATCAGGCACGATTGAGAACGCACAGATCGCAGGGCTTGCAGCAAGTAAGATTACGGGTCAACTAACAAATTCTCAAATTGCAGATGTTGCGGCTGCAAAACTAACAGGCACTTTAGTTGCCTCACAGATTGCAGCTTCAGCAATTGACGCGACTAAACTAGCTGATACGGCAGTAACGACTGCAAAGATTGCATTGGCTGCGGTAACCGCTGATGTGGTTGCAGCTGGGGCAATCACCGCTCCGAAGATCGAATCAGGAGCTGTCACTAACGTCAAACTAGCTGCCGACTCAGTCACAGCAGAGAAAATCTCAGCTGGAGCAATAACAACTGCAAAAATCGATGCAGGCGCAATCACAGCCGAAAAAATCGCTGCTGCTGCTATCACTGCTGGGAAAATCGCTGCTAATGCTGTAACCGCAAACGAGATAGCTGCAAATGCGGTCACCGCTGACAAAATAAACGCATCTGCTGTCACCGCTGCAAAGATAAATGCGTCGGCTGTCACGGCTGAAAAGATAGCTGCTGGAGCGGTTGTTACCGAAAAAATTGATGCTGCTGCTGTGACAACGGCAAAGCTAGCTGCTGGAGCTGTGACCGCTGACACGATTGCAGCCAATGCGATTACTACAGCAAAACTGGAGGCTGGAGCGGTAACAACAGCAAAGATCGCTGCCGATACTATTCTTGCAAGCAACATTGCCGCTGCGACGATCACTGGGTCAAAAATAGCGTCAGGAACGATTACAGCTTCGAACATCGCTGCCGACACTATCACATCGGGAGTGATTGCAGCAGGCGCAATTACCTCGTCTGAGCTTGCGAGCAATAGTGTCATCGCTGGCAAAATTGCCGCTGGTGCAATTAGCGCATCCACATTGTTTGTCGATGGTGTAATCACCTCTTCACACATTGCATCTGGAACAATCCAAGGCGATAAAATCGCAGCCAATACGATCACTGGTGGACTCTTGGCAGCAAGCGGCATTATCACAAGTGCAGCTCAAATCAATAACGCAGTGATTACTAATGCCAAGATTGACACAGCAGCGGTCACAACACTGAAGATCGCAGGCAATGCTGTCACTGTACCTTCCGGCGTTTATTCGTCTAGTGAGACCAGTGCAGGAACTGTTTCAACGCTTACTTTCAATGTCGAAGATGTTGCAAGTCGCTGGCTTATTTCTGGTGGAATTACGCTTAGATGTACAGACGTTGATAATGTTGTGAATCTAAGGATTGATGGCAACACAGTAGCAAGCTGGCGTGTCTATCCAATGATGTACAACTCATATCACAGCCTTCCAGTGAGCTATATCATTGCGAGCAATTACTTCAGCACAACAGGAAATCACACAGTGTCACTCTATGTGACTGGCGCTCTTAGCGTATTCAACCGATCACTAGTTGCAACAGGAATCAAGCGATGAGCGGTTTTTCGGTTATTGATGAGAAAGGCATGATTGTCACTGTGGTGACATGCCCAGAAGAAGCTATTGAGGCTAACAAGCTTTCCTATCCTGGCTATAGGATAGTTGACGAGATCGTAAGCCAAGAGCTCTTTTATTATAAAAACGATACTTTTAAGCATTACCCTGACAAGCCTGATTTTGAGTGTTTTTTTGATTTTGAGACAGAAGCCTGGGTAAGAGATCTTGATGCTGCAAGTATCAATGTCAGAGCTCGTCGAGACCGATTATTGCAGCAAAGCGATTGGACTCAGATTCAAGATGTTTCTTTGCAAAACAAAGAGGCTTGGGCTGCGTACCGGCAATCATTGAGAGATATTACGAAACAGGCAGGTTATCCGTTTGATGTCATCTGGCCTGCTAGTCCCGAAGGAAAAACATCATGACGCAAGCAGTACAACTTCGCAAAGGCACGACTTCTGAACATGCCAGCTTCACAGGCCTGCAAGCTGAAGCAACCGTCGACACCACCAAAAAAACAATCGTAATTCATGATGGGTCTACGGCTGGCGGAGTCCCATTATCACGCGAAGATCTAAGCAACAGCAATCCGACTAACTTATCTGCAATCAATGGGGCTGACACAGCATCCGGCGATCTATTTGTCGTTTATGACGTGTCTGCAAGTGCATTCAAGAAGATCACTCGTGCTGAGCTCAATAATGCAATTGAACAGGATGCGCTAGCTAGTGTTGCAATCACCGGCGGGACGATCAACAACACGGCGATCGGTGGTACTACAGCGGCGGCAGGCTCCTTCACGACACTTACGACATCGAGCACTGTCACACTAAACGGAGGCACTGCCAACGGAGTCCTGTACCTCAACGGCTCCAAGGTGGCGACAAGCGGTAGTGCGCTCACTTTTGATGGAACTAACCTAATAAACCTTGGCGGTGTGGTTCGCGCACTCGCTGCGGCTACTCAAGATGCTCTTCAGCTACAAGGCCGTACTGGGGGAACTTCTTCTTATATAACAACGCTTACCCCAGGTACGCTAACGGCTAGCAATACGCTGACACTCCCCGTTGGCACGACGACATTAGCCGGTTTGGGCACGACGCAGACGTTTAGTGCGGCGCAGACATTTTCGTCTACCGTCACCATGTCGGGAACGACCACTAACATTGCGCTTGGCACCTCGCAAACCTCGGGCACCTGGACGGCAGGCGGCGCAGCCCAGACGGGTACGATCACGCTGGATCAGTCTACAAAGGCCCACACGCTGAACATTGGTACAGGGGCGACTGAGAACGCCACCACCAAAACAATCAACATTGGAACAGCGGGAGTTTCTGGGTCTACGACCAATCTGACCTATGGCAGCGGCGTCACAGGCTCCACCACGACGCACATCTGGAACTCTGGCGGCTCCGAACAAATGCGCCTCACCAGCACAGGGCTGGGGATTGGGACGACTTCGCCGACAGCAAATCTCACAGTCGCGGGTGGCACGCATCTGCGAGGTTACACGGCTCCGAATACCTCTTTTGCTTCCTTGGTGTTGGGCATCACAGGCGGCGAAGCATACATCCAACCGTACACCACTGGAATTGCTCAAATCCCAATGAACCTTGAAGGTTCGACGGTAAAGATTAACACAGGTGGAAGCACTAGAGCCACCTTCGACTCCTCCGGCAACCTCGGCTTGGGGGTGACGCCGAGTGCTTGGAGAAGCACTACCAAGGCTTTTCAAGGTGCTGCTGGTGCAATCTATGATTTCAGCACGACAGGCAAAGGCATTACACAGAATGCGTACTTAAAAGAAGCTCCAGACGCATGGACGTATGTAAACAATGGCACTGCTGCCCAACTGGATATTGGCAGTGGTCAGTTTGCTTTCTACACCGCCCCCTCCGGCACCGCAGGCAATGCGATCTCCTTCACGCAGGCGATGTTACTCAATGCAAGCGGTGGACTTCAAACACTAAATACCATTGGTGTAGGCAACGCCACCCCATCAGCCTCTGGCGCAGGCATCACCTTCCCCGCCACCCAATCCGCATCGTCCGACGCCAACACGCTGGATGACTATGAGGAGGGGTCGTTCACGCCCGGAATCACATTTGGTGGTGGTAGTACGGGCATGACATTTTCCGTGCAGGCGGGACAATATACAAAAGTTGGTCGAATTGTTTATATTCGCGCCAATTTCCGTTTTTCTTCAAAAGGAACCTCGACAGGAAGTGCAAAACTTACCGGTCTTCCATACACATCTTTGGTTATGGCTGGTGGTTTTTCAGGTCAAGGACTTCTTATATCAGGTCAAAACGGATTTTCCTCTGTTACTTCCACAATTGGAATTCAGGTAGATGAAATCTCAACAGAGGCTACTTTTACTCAGGGGTTTGGTTCGCTATCGACGCTTACTGATGCAAACTTTGCTGGCGATAGTAGTCAGTATTTTTCAATCACTGGTTGGTACACAACAAACACTTAACATCTAAAGGAAAGATCATGTCAACATTCACCGAAGTCACCTACATCTCTCAGTTTGACATCCAACCCAATGGGTGCATTGGTGTTCGCAAGACTACCGATGTGCTGAAGGATGGCGTTGTCATCTCGTCAACCTATTGGCGTTGTGTTCTCGTGCCCAACGACCCGCAGGCACCCACGGTGCTTGATGAGGCTTACTACCTCAACATCGCCAACTACGCTTGGAGCCAACCATCGCCCCAGCCGTATGATCCGAATCCCCCACAACCCGGAGTTTGAACATGACCCAATTCACCACTACCATCACTCGGATGTACACCCTTCCTACTCCTGAACCTGACTACGTTGTGAACGTACTTTGGGAAGTACAAGGGGTAGACGGTCAATACACCGCATCCATCGGCGGCAATACGACATTCAACTCTGCTGACCAGCAAGGGCCAATTGTTCCCTACGATCAACTCACCGCAGAGATTGTCCTTGGTTGGATTCCACAAAACCAGATTGACAGCGCACAAGCCTGTGTGCAGGGCCAACTGGAATCACTTGCCAACCCTCCCGTTTCCCCGCAAAACACTCCGCTTCCTTGGGCAGCTTAAAGATGAAAACAATCACCTGGACCCTTACTGAGCAAGAGGCAGCAGTCATCCTGAACCTGGTTGGTCAGATGCCAACAAGTTCTAATGCCTTTCCTCTTTGGATGCGATTAAAATCTGAGGC